CGCCTCGGTGCCCTTTATTCACAGCCTAAGTCAGCTTCCCACCCGACTTATGAATACAACATCAAATGTACCCCTGACTACCGAGGAGATTGACAAGGTTCTTGACCTTGGGAAATACCCAGTTGGACTGGATGTCATCCGTGATATCTTCTTAAAATCTTCCACTCCAACTGATGTACAGATGAGAGTCTTAAAATTCGTAAATGATGCTAAACATCCTCTATCTGTAGAGAACCTACTTAGTAAATACAAGAAAATAGCGGCTAATCCATAAATGTTGCCCTATTTGAAAATTCATAAAACAGGTAGGTATTAAGTTAAAGGCTTATGGTAAAAATGGTAGAAGTATAGAAAAGCCTAATTTTAAGAGGCTATCAAACTAGTTAGATTAAAGAGGGAGAAACTAGCAAAGTAACGTGAAGATCTAGTTAAGGATGCCTCTATGTTCCCTCGAACTTAGTCTGAGATTAATTACATTATGAAGCAACGTTAATTACAGGCTTAGAAGGCTAAGGAGTAATAATTATTGGCTAAGTGCCGTTATGACTTTGAGAGTAAGCCAATCAAAGGACTAAAGTATGCGGATCTTACTGAGAACTAAAAGTAATACTTAATCCTTTATGAGTAGCCTATAATGGAGAAGGTCATGAGCAATGCTCACGTCGATTACCCATGGGAATAACCTAAATAGAAACGCAAAAGGAATCATAAAACATAAAAAGATGCTAAGATAGCTGCCTGTAAAAGAAATTTTAAAGACCCAAAAATCTATATAGTAGATGAGGATGAGAAGAGGGATTTTATTGAACAACTTAGGTAAGACTTTAAGGAGCCTGTTCGTGAACTCTCTATGCATACCTCTGATAGATTAGATACAGAACCTCATACGAGCGTGACTAAAAAATATTTTGAGATGGAAAGGCGTAAGAACCATGCACCACGCACTTTTTTGGGGTCTGTCACGAGTGAGGCTATCGGAAACGGTCTGGCTGATGAAGATGAAGAACTAAATTAATTCACGTTAGGTCACATTGATATTCCCTAACCAATCTATAACTTCTTAGCTGACCCCATAAATCCCAAGTCAAAAGCTCCTTACCATTAAGAGGATTCAGAAGTAACGAGATAAGATCCACTTGGATTAAATGATGATGAATGGGATCGCGTTAATAAAAAGTTCTTTTCTAATCAAGTAGGGGAAATTTACAAGTAGGGGTGTAAAGTTGTGCCCTACCACAAATTTACTGATCCTTATAATATTGATCTAGTCTATTCTTTCCTGGTTGGATAACATGAGGTCATAACAACACCCGAGATGGTCATTTATGAGTCACATAAAACGAACCATGATTGCCTAAATACTTCATTGACCTATATAAACAATATTCTTAATCTTGTGGATAAGAAAGAATTAGAAGATTTTATTAGGTAATAGAAAGAACTTGACAGGGAGGGCTATTATGATTATTACCTTGAGCGATTCCCCTAGTTTTACAAGATTAAGGCTTTAGGTAACACTCCATAAGTATGTAAGATAATGAGAGATAGTGGAATTGACATAGTTCAAGGATGTTATCATGCTGAATCATTAGACCCGATATTAGTATTTCTTCGAATTCCACATGCCGAACTAAGTGTCTCAGGACATGTCATAGTCGTAACCCCGCGTGTGTTAGACTAGGTTTATACTGTATCTGAAGGTTAAACATTTGGATTGAGGTAACTTAATTTTAGATTACCCATTTTTAGAATTCCTCATGAACCACTAGACAGAGTCCACTTTAAACCTAACATTAATCAGGAGAATTGTATAAACTATAAGAAGCCTCTAAAGAAAGGTGAGTTGAAAATAACTCCAGTGTAGTACTAAACATTCTTTGATAATCCTGAATTAATTGACTTTGAGTCCTCAATCAGTAAGACAGCCCTAGAAACCTTGGGAGTTAATCGAATTGAGGATGATAACTGTAGTTTTAGGTATATTGAATTAAAGGCCATCTCCTAATAATCTAATGTATTATCTAATGACGAACGCATATGTGACAGGAGAGTTGCCTAAGGTCCTATGTTAATTTACTTTAGAAGAATTGGCAAGGGATTAAGATTAGAAATCTATGTCAGCCCGACAAAATCTTATTATTAAGACTGCACTAGTTTCATTTATAATGTTGATTATGAGTTCTAAGATGATGAGGAAAACTTAGATGGCGAACTGGACTTCGCGACTTTGAATGATCTTTGTTTTTATGGTAAAGACCCTAAAAAGAAAGTTGAGTATGTGCCTAAAGTTAATTCTTAGAGTGATAAGTCTAAATAGACTAATAATAATAATACTCAAAACACAACAACGTAACCTTAACCAACACAAACGAAAACCTAATTAAAGAAAATTAGGAATCAACTAAAACAGCCAATGTAGACTTACTTATAACCAGATAAGATCACCAATTTTATGAAAGAAATCCAAAATCGGGCTAATGATAATTAAGTTGAGGCATAAATTTACCAAGTGACTGATAATTAAAGTATTATGATACCTCCTATTAAAGGAGACATGTGTTTTTATTAAGCTTGGGCTTTTTGTATTTTATATACTCACGGTATATGCCCTAACTACTTGTTCTACTAAGATCAGAAGTTACTCTTTAGGATACCATTTTATCTAGATATTGTAAATGAGGCTTACTAGTTATGGAAGAAACGATCACCAACATTAGATCAGATCAATTAATTTATCCCTAATGGTATACAGTTTTATATCTCGGTTGAGACGGAGTTATCAAGTTAAATTTAAAATTATGTGTCATATAGCAAGACGGAACCATATATATATATTTATAAGGTTTAGAGTGACAAAAATGTCCTTCACGCAATATCAGTATTTCCATCTGAGATGAAATTACATCGTGATCTGCAAACCCTTAATATTGACACAATTATTTGGACTTCGAACTGTTAGTATAAAGCTAAATCTAACCCTATTACTCAATACTGCTTCCCATTGGCTGTAAGTAATGCTATGGTCCTTAAAACCGATGATGATAAAGCTAATGTAGCTGAGGCTTTAAAATTCAGATAATAAATAGACGGAGTGAATACAGTAATGCGCTAATAATTGCATATACGTTAGGAAGATACTCCAGCATCTATTTATGCTTTATATATAGCCCAACAATCTCAAGTTAACAACTTTGACATTACATTCTTGTCACCAGATGGTTCTTATCTACGTACATCCGAAATGTTTAACTTAGACCCCTAAAATTGTAATGTAGCTGTACCTATTATTAGCTACGGAGCGCATTTTGAGCCAGTAGATAAATTACATTTATCTTATTGTAAAATGTAGGATGATAGAGTTAACATGAGTCAATGTTATAAGGGTAAATCAATTGATTTAAAGATACCTTATGAAAAAATTATGGATTGGTACAAGTTCGTTAAAGCGAAGATTCAAGATGAATAGATCCTCTTCTCGCTGTGGTAAAAATACATTCGTCCAAAATCTAAGAATATTGATTATAAAGATGAAAATTTCAAGGTTATCATGGGATTGTATGATACTCTTACATCTTCATAAATGGTAGATCATGCGACGTCTTTAAGTAATGCGGCTTATGAAAAAGCCTGCGCTTTAAGTGATAAGTTACAAGCTATTAAAGACAAGCGAGATAACAAGAACTTACAAACCAATTAGGACTAAGGATAAACAAATCCAACAGATTAATAGTAATAGTGTTAATAGTAACAACCTCTAGATGAACAAGCTTCAACTTAGAAACATTAGAAATAAAGTAAATAAAATTAGTAGGAAGTAGAGAGTATTATAGATACCAGAACACCTGCTAGCAATTAAGTCCTAGACACAGGATACATAAAAGTTGGTGATAAATTATATGGTAAATAAGATAGCGATGAATTGAATAAGCTTTTAGAAGACTTATCAAGGGATGCTGATAATGTTGTCCTCAAGTCCGACTGTTAGGACCCTAGTGTAGTCATTGAGAGGAAAACATTAATTTAGAAAATAACCAACTTTTTAAAAGGTGGCTGCTCTAAGGCAAGAGTTCTAACTAATTAATTATAATCAATCCTTTCAAGATAGTAAGATATACTTGTCCAAGAAGATGCTATGTTTATACCAGAGAAACTTAAAGAAGCTAAATAAGGTGCTTACATAATAGGTGATCATCGGATTGATCAGTACAATATGAATTTGGAGTTTAATCAAGTTGAATTGTAATGGATATACCATCAGTACCCTTCTATGAAAACAGTAGAGCGTGCTGTTATATCACGTGGTTCACAGGACATGCTATGCCTGTTCGGTATGCGTAATGTAATCATAACTTTGAATTTCTACATACGTGCTGGTTTACATGATGATCATCCTTATCACACAGATGGAGTACTTAAATAATATAGAGACGTATAGAATCAATTAGTCTACGGAAATATATAGTAATATTATGTTTACACGGTAGCACCAAATAGAGCTACTACCCTAAGTGGAAGAGGAGTCATAATGCAAGATGCTTTGTATGATGATTTTGGTCTAATTTTCTAGAATAGGTCTAACGTACATGAATGTGATTAAGTCCTCTATTACTTCGATTTAGGTTTGTAAATTCGTCTATACTTAGTTAGACGTCATCCATAGGTGTATCTTAAGCACATATCGGAAAATGGTGTTATCCATTAGTACAAAGAATAATTAAATATGATATACTCAGTTGACCCTTAGTATCTTTCAATTAAAAATTCAGATGGTTTACTAGAACGCGCCATGTCAACAAGCTATTACAATAGCACTATTAAAGTGAACAATGAGGTGCAAATCTTAAAAGAGTGTGTGTCCACGCACCTGATTTATATAAGAGCTATAGAATTCGCGCAAGAGATTAATAAGACATACTCTACTCTATAGGAATTTGAATTGATTGGTAGATTGTAACGAAAAGTTAGAACTATTTCCAGGTATGCTTAGTTGGATCAACAAACAAGGTCACCGATTTATTCATACACTATAAATTCTGTATCTAGTGAGATCTACGTCCACTATTAACAAGGTTATGAGTGCTTTTCAAGCATTATAATTATAAACTCAATGTACTAATAAATATTTTCTTGTAAAGACATATTGGATGAGTTAGGTGATTTTAAGATTGAGGAGTATGTCGTTTAAGGGTGTCGAGCTATTGATTCGGCTCGTTACTTTGGTGATTTAGCTAAGATGAGTACTTTGACAGAGGATGATGTAAGCATGTATACCGATACTTAATATATAATTCATTTCTTGCTGACATTATCTTTATAGTTCTTAGTGGTTTATTAAGTGATTTTATATTTTTATAATTCATCAGAGGAACTTCTACCGATTCATAATGTAAATACTTTTATATCTAGGATTCCTATAACCATACTCTTATTTGTTCTCTCTCCATATTTAAATATTCATATCTAATTAATATTCCAAGCCCTTGTTTTTATGTTAATAGCTGTATATTTTCCCCAGTACTTGGACCAATAATGGTTTTATATTGGCATGCTGCTAAATCTTATTAGATTGGTATCCATGTATATTTATTATTGCTGTATGAGGTAATTTAATTTCATTTATAGACACGCTTAATAATATTTAAAAGTTGGGTCAGGTGATGTAGGACTACAGAACTTATCTCTAAGATTCTTATTTACGTATAACCAGATATCAACCAATATTTAATTAGCTTCAAGTTATTATATCTTTTTATTCATACTATTAATTGTTGATTGCACAGGCACATTGTACTTTATACCTTAGTCAGTTTTAATAATTCTTACAATACTTAATGATACTAATGTTAAATCTTACTTTAAGAGGAAACAAGAAACTTATTAAATGCCTGATGAGTAGATTCGCAATTAATTTGACAAATTAGTAAGAAATCATGTTATGCATAAAAAGAGAAAACATAAAGTTATGGGGGATGGGTCTAGGATAATAGAGATGCAAGACGTCAAGGTCTAAGGACCATGCTTAAAGATGTAAGGCGCTGCTACTGACCCAGTCAGGTTATAATCACATAACTATCAAGATCTTAAATTAAGTGATTGTAATCCTAGGATCAAATTTTAAATCCGTGATTATTTTGGGCGTTTAGGACATTATTTGTATCGGAAGGTTGAGACAGTAGTGCGACGTATTAATCTAAGACCGTATTAAGTTACACTTTATGATAATAGAGAATAGGTTATACCATACTAGGACACCTATGGTTATATAGAAGCAATTAGAAGACAAGCAAGTTGTAAGGTCAAACCTGATTATAGAATCCTTTAGGAGTTTAAGTCTTTTGTAGAGTGTATATTCTTTCCAAAAATTATTCAGAATTTAGACTGGAACGTTATTAAAGGAGGTAATTTCGATTCTTATGTAGCCTAGATTGATGGTGGAGAGAAGAAGAGGAAAGACTATCATACTGGTTGGAGTATGTTCCTAAGAAAGTAACGCATACCTAATCATTATACTGTCATGGTTAAGAAAGATGAATCATGTTACAAGTCATTGCGTGGCTCTGAAAAAGGACCTAGGGCTCGTTGTATTTTTAATCCCAATAAAATTATTAAGGCCGTTGCTGGTTTTTACAATTATTATTTAATAAAACTATTAAAAACCGTCAAGGGTCTTGGCTTTGTATAGGGATGTACTACTGAGCAACTTGAAAATGATATGTTAACGGCATATAGGAGGTATGATGACCCTGTTATAATAACAGGTGATGGGTTTTCCCATGATGCTCATTAGAACCTAGAATGTATGTAAATAGTAGATAATAAATTTCATGATTCAGTACTTAATCTAATCTGTCACTTTATATCCTTCCCGTATAGTCTAGTCCCAGCCCTTATGAAGCATGTAACCAGGCCTACCATGAGAGGATTTGCTTATTATAAAGGTCACAGAGGTAAACATGAATTATTGAAAGTCGAATGTACTGGAACAGTCTTGTCTGGTAATGCAACAGCTACTACATTTGGAAATACACTAAGGGTTTTGAGTTATTTAAATTTCATAGCATATAAGACAGGCGTATCTATAAGCCCTTTTGTAGCAGGTGATGATCTTTTAATAATTTTAGAACGTCAAGACGCAGATAAGTTTAAGGCCGGGATGTCCTTAGTATATTGTAATGAGGCTACCAAGGGTGTTTATGGTCTAGGATTGGTCATGAAAGAACTAAATTAATCTGATCATGTTATCGATTTCTTGTCTAAAACTGGCTTAGTTACCAAGGAGAGATGTATAATCCATAGATAGCCTATACGTATAGTTACTGGATAGTAGACAACACCTAATAAAACTTTGAGTGACCAAGCCTATTATACTTTGAGTTTGATGTGTAATTATGCCTACTATAACCTTTTATAATTGAAAAGTTATTTCTTGAAGAGGACATGGGGTTTTAACAATATAATCTATTAGTAATTTAAGGATACTTTGTTATCGTGGTTACGCTATAAAGCTCCGCGTATAAGTTAAATAACTGAAGAGTAAGCATAATTCCTAGGTGGTAAAACCAACTCTAGTATGACAATATGTTCTCAAGAAAGTGACTCAAGTCTGCATCAACTCTTTAATTTCAAATATACAGGGGTGGCCACATAGTAGAGCTGGATAGATCATAGTTAACATGTTGCTGGCTTGTGGCCTAGTGAGGGAATAAGTGATGAAAATCCTTTCCCCTTAATGTAAGAGAAACAATCTGAGAACCAGAAGCCAACCTAATCTTTGTATGGAGTTGTGAACCATACATTTAACATTAAGTACACGGGGTCACTGAGAAGAATGGCCCAAGGACTCTTTCTCTGTCTGTTGTTGAGTCTAGCTTTGGTTGGGATACATTCTTAAATGAGTGAAGCTAAACAGAGACACAGTAAGCGTCAGTTTATACCTGATGGCTTATACCAATTAAAGTTATAAGATTGGGGGTTGACAAGACCTTTAATAACCTCGTTAGATTACTAGGTGCACTGTCTAATTGAGTATAAAACACCTACTGAATTTAATAACTTAACATCACAAAATAATTAAAACTAAGATAACTTTGACAAGAGACTTAAACAAATTGAATAATATATAAAAACTTAAAATGAAACTTAATCTGAGCCTGTCTTAACCTAAGATAACAAAGTCTATTTATAAGAATTATTAAACAACCTATAACAAATTAATTAATTTGCTAAATAAAACCATATAAATAAGAATCCAGCTTAACTTGCAAGTGACCTGAAGCAAGATCATAACGCTTTCTAGAAATAACTTAAAGACTATGATGATATAAAGCCATTCAAAAGAGGCTCCAAAAATTATAATAAGAATCTTACTTTCTAGTAACGTTAACAAGCCAAGAAGAACTTTCATAATGCTCTAGTATAATATGACAACCTTAAATTTGGGCAAGATGTAGGTTCTTCTAGTTCTTAGGTCTACAATGACTTCTTATAAGCTTCAGGCTTGACTAAGAGTTAACTTCCTAAAACCGTGTATTTAGAACTCCTATCTTTGGATGATCCAGCGCTAATGAGCATGATACCAGGCCTGGTCGCGACTTATGGCCCTAGTATCTGGAATAAAGCGTCAGCCATGTACAAAGGATACAAGTAAAATGGCTTGAAGGGGGTTTGGGACGCTTTAAATGAAGAAAAAACACCAGAAGTTACTGTTTATCCTGTTAGTTAACGTACTTATCCAGCTACTATAAACTCTATGGTGCCCTACAAGAATGACTATGTACGTGGTACAGATACGGTATCCAATTAATAAACTTCAATTTAATCTTATTAAATGGATGGAGTTTCTATACCATATGTAGCTAACTACTTTTATCCCGAAAAATATACAGGATAAAGATGCCCGATTCTCCGAGCTTAAAAGACTGCTGTTGCTTCATCGTAAGTTACATATTAGTATACGACTGATGCAGCTGGAGTACTTAGCTTGATGATTCGACCAAACATGATAACTGGGTCAAATGCTGTTAATAACAGTTTTGTTATAGCCGCCGTTGGCTATGACCCGAATACTGGTATCTTTACCAGTTAGACTACCTAAGCAGGCCCTTTGAACCCGAGTGTTTCATAAATATAATCCTTTAAGGTCAGTGCTTTTAGTATATAGATAAGACCTACTGTGTCTATAAATCAAAGTTAAGGAAACATTTATCTAACGTACTTTAATAACAATTATAATACATCAGCTGGCACATCACCTTGGCCATCTGTTGGTTAGATGAGCACATAACCTTATTATGTTTCGGGCAACTTATTAAATGCTGATTACCGTATGATTTTTGTACCTGACTCCAGTGAGGACGGTAATCTGTCTCCATCAGGTTTTGCGGATTCCACGATATCGTAGGGATTTTAATTAGTTATTTAAGGCGCAGCGCCATCTGTATCAATTGTTTAAATAACATTTTCTTACACTGTTGAGTATGTGCCTACTCTGGCTGGTATGCCAATCACTACGATGAACTTTCCTCTGCCAGGTTAAATGACTAATCAACTTATTTCAAACCTACTAACGCTGTATCCATAACTTTAATCAATGTCTATTTAATATATCTCTAAGATAATAGAAAGAATCATAAATTGCAAAGGATAATACCACACAGTTATGGATTTATTGGTTAATAGCATTACAGACCTTAACCCGACTATAACACCATCTGTAAATGTTTTGTAGCCAATGTTAGGAAATGCTTAATCAGAAGCTCCTACAACAGCGAACTGATTGTGTGATGTCAATCAGTGATATTGTGACCATAAGTCACACAACCGTGATTGAACAATCTTATCGATGATAAGAATGGCTTAAGCGCCCAGATGGTAATGGTGTTGCCATCTCTGTATGTATATAGTAACTATATTAAAAAATATACATACAGCATAAGCACTCG